TTTTTTTGTCTCAAAAAACTAGACTAAGGCCGTGGTATAGGGGAGAAATCTCCACTCTAAACTCATAAGCACAAAGTTCTAGGATCTAAGACTTTTTGTTAGTACATTGGGACACCCAAGCAAGCAGCACGCCACTCTAACAAGAGCAGCATCGCGGGCAAGACCTAGTTCGCTTGACTTTTAAATCTCGCAACCTAGCGCCCTGCAATACTTGGGGCCGACATCATATTTACAAAAAGACTGAGTTATTACTTAGATAATTTTGAACTATCAGCTTCAATGGTAAGCTGAACGGAATCTAATCTATAATACCAAGGGAGCCTCGCATTGAATGATTTAACTTCCTCTACGGTTTCACCGAAGATTTCATTATCTCGCTCATACCAGGTCTTAGTATGTACAAAGATATTTAAACTTTTACAGGCACTCACGAGTCTTGCTCTATGCTCATTATAATACTGAGGTCCATGGCCATAGGCCAAGTCTAGTGAGGCTTGAACTACTTCTAACGTGGCAGCAGCACCATCATCACACCTATGCATCCAATTTACACACTCTTGCACAGAATTGACCTCAACAGGGGCCAACCATACACCTTTCCTAGTAGGATGTTCCTTGAAACTTCTTTTCAGAAAAGTAGAGTTGTAAATGGTGTCGAAAGGCTTCAGCTCATCATCTTTCTGAGCTGATGTGACCACGATGCCGTGCAACGCTAAAGCGTTCTTAATTTCGATAGCATTAAAATAATCAATAATATCCGGTGATATAGACATAATAAGATCATCACCGTACACAACAATACGAACAAAAAGATTAAAATAATACATGTTGGCAAATTCAGGATTTTGCCTGGTCATAATTTCCAAATAAGCACATCTAATATAAAACAAATTTGGAATAGAATTACATTCACCCGTAAGGGGCGAACCAGAAGCTATACCATTGACAGTCTGATATAACACATTAGAACATAAATGTACAGGATTAAGAATATCACAATCTAACAACCATTCAACCCTATTTACATGTTCTTCACTCGCACCGTTAGATTTATGCCACTGTACAATACACTCATTTGACGCTGCAACCAACTGGGACATTAGACAAGGGCCAAAATTTGAATAATCTAAGGTTACAATACAGGGGCCTACTTCAAACAAATAATTTACTAAAGCGGTCCACTCCAAGCTGTCAGGGTTAATACCAATACCAATAGAATTCACAATGTGGCTCTGCTTAAGGCTAGCCGTAAAATCTGTCAGATGCTGCCGAACATCTATACTACACTGAATAGGAGCCACAGAAAATATCCGTGTAGAACCAGGCTTAGCACACTTCTCTGGTTTCAAACGATAATCTTTCAGGCAGTCAACATAAACTGTAGGTGGCTTAATATCCTTCTTAAAACACTCGTCTCGCAACTTAAGCTGCTGTTTAAGCAACACGTGTAGATCTTTCAATTCATAACCAAACTCACCTTCAGTCAAGTCAAACAACCATTTCTTATCGTGCGCATTCTTTGGTCTTTGCGCGCTAAGCGGAAAGCCCTCCGACGACTTCCAATTCAGTGACTCAAAATGAGGCACATCGACATCCCCACAAATAGCCTGCTGTAAAGTTAAAGGTTTAATTTCTGCTCGAATAGGTGTAACAATTTGATTCAACCTATCAGAGATATCTTCTTTAGCCATATTAACAAATTTAGGATCAAAATTTAAAACATTACCAGAGCCGTGTTTATTACAGCCATCGCGAAGAGGGTGGCTACCAGGTGGCTGACGCGGATCATTTGGTCTCAAGGGATTGACCTCCGTAACTGGCTGATAGACTTGCCCATACAGTAAAGATGGGACTATGTTCGTCCGGCCAGATTCTTTGTGCGCAAACGCAGGTGGAACACAGCCATACATAAACATATTCCCATCCAACTCAACGTCAGCATGCGAAATATCAATAACCGCAGGCTCTAAAACTTCGCGAGTAGGCATAGCTTGGAAAAAGTGTGCGAACATCTCTTGATATAAAGGTTCAGCGTACCCAGTTCCACTTGCAGCATTACCAGCAATATGCATACCTATAATCGCTCCATTACCTGAGCCCAACGAATTACTAATAATCACAGAGCCACACAGCCCAGGACTCCTCTTCGCATAACCGTAAACACGCTCACAAACTACCTCGGAGGAATTGGCAGTTTCACTAACAACAAAATTTTTTGAAACACTGACAGGTAGATCAAAAGAGCTCTCACCAGCTACGGTAATCATATCAACTTTACCAGAAACGTTGTCATGATTAGCGCGGGTAGCAAAATAAGGATAAATTTTAGGAAACTGTCGCACAAATTTGGGAAGGACTACAATGCAAAAGTTAGAATTATCACAGTAGGCCACTTGTGACATCAATTCAGTAAATGTAATATTAACTTTAACAGGGTCGCCAATTTTGTTACCAAAAACAAGATCTACATTTAATTTAAAGCCTTGCTCCACCAAAGCTGAGTACTCCTCCAAATAATGTCTAAGCACGAGCATATTCCGTCCGCCTAACATTAAACAACGGCAATTACGGTTCATTCTCGTACCATCCTGCACCCAATTCACATAAATGAGCACTCCGTTCTTGTTTATCCTATTAATCATAACTTGACGTTGCTCTGTACTCATCTCAGGTGGATTAAAGACTTTTTCAGAAGTTGGAACTTTCGGTTTCTGAGGGAATTTAGGTTGATTAAATTTAAAATAATTGGCTTCAGGATCAGCAGAGGGTTGCTCATCCTGATCATCAATACCGGCGAAAAACTGATACATTCTATAAACTACCATAATGGCTGTAATAATCAATGGAAGCCACTCCATACAAAATAAGAAAATTTGCCATAAGCGTGTAGGGAGTGTGTGAAGGAAGAAATCTTTAATATAATGTTTAAAAGAATTAAGCCCCTTAGTCGTCTTACGCTCACGTCTCAGCTTCATCAGGGTATCAGCATGCAAACTAAAGTGCAACTGAGTATCTTCATAATCTTCTGGCCCTACCTGACGATAAGATTGTATAAAAGCGTGAGACTGAGCATAATGACACCCAAGCAAATAATAGAATTCATTATTAAATTTACAGCCTACCTGTGGACATGTGGTAATTCTTACTCCGTCAGCAGCAACCAAATTGTTCCTAATATGACAATAACTAGGCGGATGCAAATAACTAATCCTAGTTTCACAATTATGCCAATTATATAAGCATTGCAGCGTCAAAACAATACTCATGGCACAGTAACCAGCATACATACCATCCACATACAACCCATTCATACTTTCAGGCAATACCATCAACATTTTACAAGCACTGTACAATTGTTCGTAAGAGGAAGAATTTTTAAAAGATTCTTTAATAGCTTCAGGAATTTCAGGAAAACGACGACAAATACCGTCACCTACTTTAGAAAAATAATTTAAAGGTCTAAAATTGTTTTGAACAAAAGAAGCTAATTCCTTGGCACCTGTATCTATAAACATATTTTCATTTTTCTCCAATAATGGAACCCGACGACCAGCTACTTCAGTACAATCTACAAGGTCCCAACCTTCATTAAAAACGCCGGATCCAGTCATATCACAGAAATTTTGAGGTTCTTCCGCACAAATCAAAAATTTAGCAACATCTCCAGCGCGTCCTGTCTCATACATTAAAAATTGAAGCATTTCATAAATAGTTAAATTAAAATCAGAAAAAGTTTGTAATATATGGGCGGTAGAACCATCGCCCGCCGCAGCAAACCTAGCTACAAATCCGATAGCATACCAGTACTCTACTCTCTGACGGGTCTCAGCGTTGAGCAACAAATCTACGCCCATAATTTCACTATTGGGATATTTAGCATACATTTCTTTAAATTTGTCTTTACAATTTGTAGGTAGATGCTCCATCTGCTTCACAAAAGCTTCATGCAAATCAGAAAAATGGTCCAGATAGCGAGCCATATACGGTGACATTTCTTCTTGATGATTTGGTCGCATTTTATCAAGATGTTCTCGCAAAGCTTGCCTGAAATCAAACACACCATTGAAATCAGTCATCCGGTGTCTGTACCCTCCTTCGGACGCAATACTAAAAGTATCAAAATCTACATGTGGAGGTTCAGACACCGCATAACCGTTAGGAGGTGCCATTTCAGGGGCATTATGCAAGCCAGCAACATAGTCTCTAAATCTTCGAATATAATGCCACACGTCTTGGTCAGGCTCTCTACCAGGATCATTCAGCTCATCAATCTGACGCGCAACGCGAGCTCGTACAATTTCCATCTGCTCACGCAGACTAGCTATATTTTGCAAAGCAGGTATTTCATCTATTAAATTCATTTCATTAAAATTCGGATCCAAATTATACATGTTAATCATGCGCTCTCTAAAGTTCGCACGCTCGTGTTCATAGTGACGACGGAAACGTGCTTCTACAATAACCATCATTTCGTCATACGACATCCAAGCACCCCAGTCAGTATCAACATCTTTAGGGTCACGAGCTATAGAGAAACGCAGGTGAGCAAAATTTTGAGTTTCATGTCGGGGTAAATCACTAGAATCTAGTATATTAGGGTAACGTTCTAAAATATCTTCAGTATATTTAGCTTCTATTAAAAATTTTCTGCGACGATACAGGGCGCGTGGAGTTCTACAAACAGTACCCAAATCTGGAAAACTACTATTCGCAAGCATCAAATATAACAAAGGATTAAGCCGCCGTTCTTTATCTTCAACAGCGGCCATAGGTGGATTCAAAACAGAACTAGAGCATATCATAAACACATTGGCCAATTCTTCTTCCATTCTAGTACCACCAACTTGGAACATATCGTCCGACACTAGCACAGCTGGATTCGTAACACCACTCCAGTATTTAGCACCGGGCTGAATGTCATATATCATACTTCCAGGCTGCCGATGATTTATGCTACGCAAAAGCCTATTTGACAATTCCTTCACCATATAGCTCTTGCCAATACCAGGGTCTCCTGTAATCCAAATTGGGAATGTTTCAAAACGCACATCTGGATGGGCGCCTCGCTCACACAAATCATTACGTAATTTACGAATTTCTTTAAATAAATCCCAAAGCACTTTACCTCCTGGTTTGCGTTCATCAAGTCCATTAGAGACTAATAACGCCCCAAAAGTAGTAGCGTCAAAAACTCTAGCCAACATTAATCGATCGTATACAAAGCGTTCTTTATTTCGGGCATCTAATAAGAACTGCACTTCAGCTACCCAACGCTCAACTTCGGGACAATCATCCTCCAACAGACCTTCCAAATGCACTCCAGGATTCAATTTTGAATTAATATATTTAATAAATTTCTTAATTACTTTTCCACAATTTTCTAATAAACGAATAAAATTATTAAATAAACAGACGCCGGAATTAATACCACTTAAAAGGCTACCACATCCCTTAGGGGCAATATAGCCACTGCAGCCGAACAAAGTACATATGCTTGTAAATATTAAAGCTAAAAGACTGCGTTCACATTCATCCAAATCAAAATCACTCTCAGGCATTCCAGCTGTAGGAGCATCTGGCAAAACAATCTTAGAAAAGTGTCCCCAAGTTCCAGAAAAGAATTTTTTACAAACATCAGCATAAATAGTTAATTGATTAACAGAAAGGTTTAAAATTTGAACTAAAACAGAGCCAAATGAAACTGCAACAGTTGCCAACGTTGGGGCAACGGCTATATGCGCTAATTGACATAACACATTGGTCAAAACACTATCTTTCAGGCCATCCACGGTTTGTTGCACTAATTCTTGCCTTGCCTGCTTTACTTCAGCAGCCACATCGTTAATGGGTTCGCTCAAACGTGCGGCTATAGCTTCACCAATAGCTGTACCGATGTCTTTCTTTATATTGGTTGCAAGTGCTGTTGTAGCACCTCTAGCCACCAATCCTGCGCCAAGTGAAGCCAAAGAACTTACAACTCCAGTACAAACAGCGTTCCACATCTCAGGATGGGCTTCCTCCATCTCAGGCAAATTTACTCTATCAGGTTTCCAAACTTCATCAGTGAAACAAACCATATCAAAACCGCGGAAAGTGGAAAATGACATATCGTCACCAATACTATAATAAATTTGTAAATTTACTGTTTTAGTGGATTTTATACAAGGGGTACATAAACCAATCACTAAGTTTCCAAGTGTCAAATATTGATGGATAATCTTCTTCTCATTGGCCGCAGTAACATTATTAAGAAGGCCGTACATCCCACCTTGATAGAAAGGCACCTCGATTTCGACAATACGGTTAATGTGCAAATTTTGAATATAAAAACCGTAACCGTGACACTTTAATTTATCATCTGTATTTAATTTAGAAAAATATTGAGGTGTTAAAGGATCATCATTGGACATGTCAGGGTGATGTTGTACCCAGATACTACTACCGTCAAAGCAATCATCATCCGACGACAATATAATACGCATGCGTATACTACCGCGGAAGAAAACGTAGCCATTGGATACCATGGGAATATGGCCATCACGTATGTAATTCCAAATACTCTCCGGATCTTCCACATCAAGAGGAAGACCAGAAGGAATAATTGGCACCACCGCGATACCCTCACCGTTGTTAAATGAGGCATCCAACACTATATCTTTATTCAGGTAGAGTTGATAACGTCTGCATAAATCCTTTAAATCACTAAAATTTTCGTTATAGGTAAATTCACCACAACCTGTAGAAACCAAATTTGGAACGGGATTAAGAAGATTTAAAGTACTAAAGCGCTCTTCCATTTCAGGAAGACCTCGCTCAACAAAAACAAAGGGCTCTTTTATATTCTGCCAAAGACGCTCACACTCGGCAAGTTCCATTAGCACAGGAGTAAATTTAAGCTCAGCCAATTGAGAAGAGGACCAATTCGAATCTTCAATAAAATTGAAACAATATGTCTTAATTTTGTCACGATCTTTACCTAATAGCAACCCAGCTGCTACCATTTTAGCATACGACTCGCCTTGAGGAGCCTCTGGGAAAGGAACACCATACCAATAGTTATCATCAGTAGAATACCACAAAACTATGTAGCCTACAAACAGGAGCTTATCTTCATACTTTTTAGTCTCTCCATTATAGATGTTCCATTTCACAGCGGGCAGCTTTCCAGGAGTATCTGCCTTAGCATAATAGCATTGTACAACTTTATTACCTTGCTTCTTCATAGGAGTGCTACTAGGATGCCAACCGGCCACTGTACCAAGCGTATCTGTACCCTCATAACAAACATATTTAGTACTGTCATAAAATTTTTGCGATTTTGTAACTCTGAATGGTATACTCTTATTGTCCGGATAAACTTTATCTTGATCTTTAATTGTGCTCTTATTATTACATCCTAAACTATTTGAGGGCTGGATAGGGACACTCACTTCAAAATCAATACCACCACGCACATACGGGACCAACCACACTTTTTTTGGCACACTTTCCATATATACAAGCGGATTTAATACAAATACAACTATACAACTGGGCGCTTCAATTTCAAACGCATCTAAAGGCCCACCATACTTACGTGGGAACCATGGAACGTAACTAATATAAGGAACTGTAAAAGTAAAACTACTACTATCCTGCAAACTAAATTCAGCACAAGGACTATTACGCGCTCGCTCCAAAGTAATTTTGTCTGAAGAAGCGTCAACACCAGGAATATAAGCAACTAATAAACGGCCAGTATGGTACTGGGTACAAACAATATCAAATTTGAATTCTAAACTACCGCGCCATTGCTTATATAAGCCTGCAACAACTCCGACAGGCGGGACCGCGTAGGTGTCTAAAGCATTTGAAACTACTAATTTATAAAATTTAGATTTATCAATTTGCGGGTGGGCATCACAGCGCCAAAGCTCGTAACCATTCTTGTTTGTATCTGCATTAGTTGCGTCCCACGGTATATGTTTTAGCATGCCAAACGTCCTGCAAGGAACACCAATAGACGTTTCCGAACTATCAATGCCAACAGGGCGCGCAACTTGCTTCGTAGGTCCCATAAGACGCAAATTATGCAGCTTACTCGTCAATCCTGAGCTTAAACTCCAAGTATGTGATGCTGTGGGTACAACATAGCTTGGGTTCTCGGCTGCAACAGGCTCATCACAGTTCTTATCACCAATAACCTTGTCATAAACCGCACCGGCTACCATAGCGGCAGCAGCAGCCTCCATCTCAGGCTCAACGCCACCATCTCGCATCCCTACAAACTCACAATTCGGAAGGCGTGCATAGATTGTTATGCCGCACGATTTAGGACAATTATCACCTGAATTTAACGGACGGATAACAAAACACCGCAGCGTACCTATACAACCCCACTTAGTGCTCATCATAGGACAAACATTTTTATAAGGTATATATAAGGTCACCTCATTACTAGCGCCAGCATTCACGACAACGTTTGGCAGTTGGCTACGAGAATAAATATTATTAAAAGAGTCATTAGCGCGATAATGGTCCATGTACTGAAAACTAAACTGTAATTGACCCATTTGGAATTTATTACTATTTACATGAATCTTAATTTCGATATCAGATCTATAATATGCAAACACATCAAATGGAGCACGCATAGGAACTGCACCAGCTGCGCCAGTGTGTCTTATATCAAAAGGCAATTTTAATTTAAAATCAGTTAATTCAGCATTTACATTTGTAGTATTGTCCCATGTACCATGTTTAATTAATGTCCACCGGTTAGTAAGATATGTGTAATCGGTGGCTATTTCACTAGAGCAAGCCTTGCTCCACTTAAGATCGATCGCAGGCTTGGCTGTGATAGTAGCACCAGCGGGATTACTTTCAGATAAGATGACATTGCCAGATTTATTATGAACCAGCTCATCACCTTGTTGATCTTCCATTTCTGGACGACCGAAAACACGCTGCAGCACTTTCACTGCTGCCTCAGCTGCCGCCACTCTCTCTTCAGCTTGAGCGGGGGTGCAGCGGCGAGCAGCTAAAAGAGCTATGCGCGCTCTTAGCAATATGCGCAGACGTATGTCGCGCTTAGGGGGAGGCGTAGGCTCCATTCGGGGGCCCACCAACAAATTGCTGCGATCTTCTGCAGCACGGCGCGGACGCATAATGCATGGAGCACTATCGTCTAAATCCTCGGGGGTGGGGATGTAGTCCCCGAGGCCAGCCTCCTCTTCCAACAGAACATATCTGTTGGACAAGTGCCTGATCTTAGTAGGCACATTTTTGCGTGTCCTCCTACACGCCTTCACAGCTTCAGCCCGAAGCTCGTCGTAAATTTCCTTGTAAAAGGACGCCACGCTCTTCATGCGTCCTCCTCCAAGGAATCTTTCAAAGGCGTAATAAAACGCCGCAGGCTGACCCGCAAACTTCTTCTTGAGGCCATACCTCAATTTCTCCCGGGCCGTCAGCTTGGGCCGGGATGGCCTCTGCATGGTACGGCGTTCTTTCCGCACCTTCAACTTCTCCCACACGTAGGAGAAGCGGGAGCCGATTACCTCCACTCGGCAACTTTTGGGCTTTGAGCCCCTCCAACTCTTCGCGAAGTCAAACTCCGCCAACTCACGATGAGAAAAGCTTCCAAAGAGAATGTTCCCTCGAGAAGCCATTTTGAAAAAATATAGAGAAAAAGAAATTGAGATGAAAGTGAGTCGCCGAGAAGACGAGAACGGCGAGACACAGGACCTAGTTGGGTGTTTGATCCCGTCGTTCGACGGGAGAACGGCCTACCATAAAGGTACTTCTTCGTCCAGCCGGTACCGCGCGGGGGACGTCTAAGTGTTTGCGATTATAGAAACACAAGTCATCAAATGAATATCGTACAGGAGCCGCAACTCAGAGCAGGTTTCTCAGGCCTACTCTTAAGTTCTGCCCAGCCCATATCTTAACTGTCGACTTTGTCCGTAAACAAAAGCCTATCAGCGCTAAGATATCAGTAAGGGATTCCTACGGTGCAGAGTTCTTCACTAAAAGATGACGAGTTATTCCACGCACTTGCAAAACCTAGGTAGCTACTCATAATACTTACACAACTTCCATTGCTACAAAAGGTTATTGTGAAGAGTTTTACATCATCTCGGTGACCAAATTGTGACACGCACGAGAATCAGTTTAAGGCAAATGGCCAGGGATAAACTTTAACCCCTTTTTGGGATGTATTTGGTAACAATTATTTCTCCTGAGGCAAATACAAACCAGGATACACAGAGTGATAGACTGTGACTATATGCAACAATTATTTCTCCATATGCACAATGGATACACGAAGAAATAGGTCGTGACTATATGTTAATTTTGAATTTTAAAACATGTGCTTGATATACTGCTTCGTCCGCGCTTCACTTTCGTTACTACTTCGCTTCGGCTTCAACAAGACACAAAACTTTACAAAAAATTACTTCTTGGAGATCGTTCGCAATAGTTTATTTAAGTTTATTAAAATTCCTTAAAACTAAAGATCAAAAGGTTACATTTCTTTCAGATCTAGCAACACATTTGACTACAACAGTCGAGACGCCAGTTATCTTGCATTTCTATCAGATCTAGCTCAAACAGCAAATCGGCTGAGGTCAAAATACGAGTCCA